GCATTCTTCGTTTCACCGGCCCGGACGTTCCAACCCCTGAACACGAAGCCAATCAGTATTGGGGGATCAGTGTACTCGAATTGGTAATGGAAGAAATGCGGAAACGCGATAACGCTTCGTGGTCAATTCTTCAATTGCTGTTTCGAGCGCAGATTATGACGCAAGTTAACCCGGAATTGGCGCAGATGTTGAGCGGAGCAACGACCGGGGGCGCAGCGCTTACGAAGTTCGCAGAAGTCTACAAGCAACAAAATGAATTGCTTTCCAATCAGTCAATGTTGATTCTTGGCAAGGATGGAAAGCTTGAATCGCATCAATACACGTTCGGCGGTATCGCGGATGTATTGGATCGCTTTGAAATTGCGGTTGCGGCTTCAGCAACTCCATCAATTCCATATTCAAAATTGTTTGGCAAGAATTCAAGCGGCTTGGATAATAGCAATGATGCCGATGAACGCAATTACGAAGAAGCCATTGCACAAGCGCAACATGATGATTTGGAACCCCAATTGATGCAACAATTGTACCCGGTTGTTTGCATGAGTGAGTTTGGCAATATTCCAGACGATCTTGATATTACATGGCCTTCAATTCGCGTGTTGACTGAAGAAGACAAAGCCAAGCTTGCCAAGGATGGTGGCGAAGCTATTCTAGCTCCATTCAACGCCGGGGTGACTTCACAAAAGTTGACGTTGCAAGAACTGAAACAACTTGGCGACAAAACGGAAATGTTCACGAACATAACGCCAAAGATCATCGATGAAGCGGACGATAAACCGCAAGTACCTGTTGAAGTAGAAGGGGCCGAAGCGCGGGCCGGAACAGCGGAGTTTGAAGAAAGCGGCGGATCGAAAGGCAACGACGCTTTGCCGGATGAACTTGCGAAGACTCTTGGAACTTTCAGTTCGAGTGAAGATACTTGGATTAAGCGTTTCGTTGAAATTATGAAAAGGATACTACCCAATTGAATTCTCCGTTTCATCGGCCAACGCGATTTGAATTGATCTATCAGCGGGAAATTCGCCGCTTGATGGATCAATATTTTACGTTGCCAACAAGTTCAACGTTAGGCGAGCTAAACGCTCGATTGGTGGAATTCGCACAAGCGCGAAATTTTATTCAAGGCTCTGCCCATCGCCTAGCGGCGAACATGGTAACGATGGTTGCGAACGGCAACAGCCGCAGTTGGAGAGCGGCGGCAACCAAAGCAAGCAAAGGGCGGCTTATCTATTCGATGTTGAAGAACGAGTTGAAAGGACCGCTTGGCATCCATTTGCATTCTTTAATTCAAGAAAATGTTCAATACATTACGACTTTGCCGGAAAGCATTTCGGAACGGGCGGTTCACTTCATCCAGCGCGAACAATTGAAGGGGCGTAGGGCTGAAGACATTGCCGAAAACATCCGCCCTTATATGCAGCGTTTGAAGGAATACGAAGTTCAGAGGATCGCAAGAACTGAAGTTGCAAAAGCTGATACCGCAATAACTCGCGTTCGCGCTGAATCAATTGGTTTGAATTGGTATGAATGGCAAACAAGCGAAGACGCAAGGGTTAGAAAATCACATCGATTGATGAATCATGTTTTGGTGAACTTCAGCGATCCCCCGGCCCCCGAACAATTAGCGGGCGAGCGCAGCGAAGGCCATTACAACGCCGGTAACATTTACAATTGCCGTTGTCCCGCGTTGCCTGTAATCTCATTGAACCTTCTGCAATGGCCGCACAAGGTTTACACTCAAGGGCGAATTTCGTTGATGAGCAAGAAACAATTCTTGCTTGTTTCCGGTTTGCCGCTTCAGCTTGTGGCATGATTTTGTAGGCATTAGAAGTTTGGAGAAACGTTTCAATGTTAGCTTATTACGGCGTTAAGCTATCCGATAACTGGATTGCAACTCCAGAAAGCTACGTTGTCTTCAAGAACGCTATCATTGCGCGAACCGGATTTCAGAAATACAAACTGAAAGAAATTGACGAATCGGAACGCAAGTCCCAAAACATTACCGGCGATCTTGATGATGAAATTGAATTGCTCAGAACGCCGGAAGAAGTTTTCAGCCCGCGAACCATCGCAAGCTTTGAAACAAAATCTGTCACCGATGGGCATCCTGATCAGATGCTTAACGTTGACACGGTTAAGCAACATGAGTTGGGGCAAATCACCAATGTTCGCCGGGGCGCGGAACCCTTGGAGTCGGGCGACTTTCCTTTGCTCGCGGACCTGATTGTGAAAGATCGATTCCTGATCGAAAAAATAAAAGCTGGACTTCGGGAGTTGTCTTGTGGATACAATTATCACGTACTGAGGCAAGGCGATTCGTTATTGCAGGTTGACATAATTGGTAATCATGTTGCCATTGTCAACGCTGGCAGAGCGGGGCCGGAAGCTTCAATTCAAGATTCGTTGGAACCTACTACTTCAACAGGAAACGGAGCGTTCAGCATGGCAAGCCTTTTGGATCAAATTTTGGGTAGGACAACGAGAAAGAAGCAAATCGAAACTTGGGCTTCAACGGCGAAGCCTGAAGAAATCGCAACGGCGTTCGATGCGTTGGCGGAAAAGGTTGAAGAGAAGGAAGAAGGCAAAGACGCCGCCCACGGTAAAGACTGTAATTGCGCGGATTGCAAGGGCGCGAAGGATGCCGAAGCGGGCAAGGATGCCAAGGCGATTGATCGCAAACGCGCTCACGATGCTTTGGACCGGATGTTGGACGGCAAGGAAGAAGAAATGAATGCTCAAGACGCCGATATGGAAGCATTGAAGGCGATGTTTACAGGCGGCGAAGGCGGCAAAGACGGCAAGGGCAAGGATGAAACAGTTGCCGGGGAACAAACCGGCGATGAAATGCCCCCCGATGGTGGAATTGAACCCGGCAACGATGCGATTGAAGCTTTGACCATCGAACCGGGTGATCGCCCCGAATCAAGCGGGGCTGGAACAGATTCAGCGGCGCTGTTGAAGGCAAGACAGGAAGGCGCGAACGCTGCATTCAAGGCGATGAAGCCATTCATTGCCGCAACCAAAGACAAAAAGACAATTGGCGCGTTCGATACCGCTGTTAAGACAGTCAACGGCGGATTGACGGTGGGCGGAACGGCTGGAAAAGGCGGTTACGGCGCTGTTGCAGCGGCGGCGGGTTCCGCTGGCAAAGACGCGAAAGAGGCGTTGGAACAGCGCAACAAAGAAGCGGCTGCAATCAAATCAACTGAAGATGCTTATGCAGCACGTCGCAATCAACGCAACTAAAGTTCAGTGGAGCAAAGCTTCATTCAACGGCAACGCATTTTAATCAAGTGAGGGTAAAAACATGGCGGCTGGCGGCTTCGGTACAGTAATCCCGGTTTTGTCGTTGAACAACGGATACCCCGGAAACATTTCGCGTCTTGGCGAACGGGTTATTCATTCACGCCAAGTTCTACCTTCAACGCCGAACGCAATTTTGTTCGGGCAGGGATGCGTTATCATTCCTGATTCGTTGGGCGGAACGGTTCAGAGCATTGCCGATTACATCAACGGCGGCGGCGTTTTCATTCCTTCCATGTTTGCGGGCATTGCGGTTCGCAACGTGAAAACTAATCTGACCTATTCGACGTTGGGCAACGTCAACAATCAAACACCGTACTTCGGAAGCTTCGCCCCCGGAACAATCGCCGGGTTGCTTGAGCGCGGCTCCGTTGATGTGTTGATTGCCAACGGGCAACCCGTTTCGCAGGGGGCGGTTTACACTCGCCTTGCTCTGAACGGTGCAATTCCGGCTGGAACCGTTGGCGATTTTGAAGCGGTTCCCGATGGAAGCATTGTTGGGGCCGCTGGCAGCAACACCGGCAACGGCACAATGACGGCTTTGGCAATTGGGCCGAATGCAACCAATCAAGTTTACACCGTTACGTTCACAAGCGCGACGGCATACAAGGTAACGGATGCCAACGGCAACATCATTGGAACCGGAACCATTGTCAACACGGCAACGCACACTTCCAAGTTCAACAACGGAACGGTTGCATTCACCCTCACTGAAGGTTCGGCGCTGTTCATCGCAACCGATTCTTTCACGATCACTGTTTCGGCGTTGCTTACCGTGGCGCTTCCGGGGGTTGTGTTCACAACTGGAGTTTTGGACGCGAACGGCGTTGCCGAAATCACCCTGAAAAACAGAGTTGCCGCCTAGAACTTTTGGCGGTGTTGGAGTTGGATCGAAAGCAAATTTTTGAAAGGTGGGAATTGCAATTATGATCACGCGAGCGGGGAACGGTAGCATTGCTTTTGATTCAGCTTCTTCGGGTTCGTTTGCTTGGCTGAATTCGCAACTCGAATTGATGTTGCCGGATTTGGTCAAGCCTCTTTCGAGCATGACGCATCCCCGCGACATTACCGTTAAGTTGGGCGGGGGATTTCCAGATTATTTGACCGCCTACGCTTCGGACTTCGGCACAAGCGGCGGCAACCAATACGGTCTTCAGGATACCAACAACACCGATATTCCTGAAGTGCAAGTGAATCTCATCAAGGGCGTTTGGCAGACTTGGCTTTGGGGTCAAGGCTTCACCATTACCGTTCTTGACACTGAGAAGCTTGCAACGGCGGCTCGCACCGGCCAACCGGCTCCATTCTCTTTGAACGCATTGCTTGAAGAAGGCGTTCAGGAAGTTTGGAACAAAGCGATGGAAGTTGTTAGCTACAACGGTTGGTTGGGACAACCGGGATTGCTGAACAACAGCAATGTGACTTCGGCGCTCGCACCGGCAACCGGAACGGGTTCATCGCGGCTTTGGAGCGCGAAAACTCCGCTGCAAATTCAATCGGACGTGAACGGCGCTTTGGCCGCTTGCATCGCCCAAGCCGTTTACGCGAACGCGGCGTATCCCGATTCATGCTTGATTGATTACAACGCTTTCAACACTCTGTTTCAGCCGTTTGTTCTTGGGACGGTTGGCGGTTATCAGAGCGTTGGCGCTTACATCGAAGCCAACAACATTGCGAAGGCTTCGGGCGTTGATTTCAAATTCAAGCCGGTTGCGAATCCTTGGATTTCAACCCAAGGCGCGGGCGGAACCGGGCGCGCTTGCTTCTACCGGAACGACGAAAAGAACGTTTTGATTCGCGCTCCCCAACCGGCTCGCAAAGTGTTCACCATCCCGACAACGGACAAGGGCGGCGCCTACGTTACACTGTTCAATGGCTGCATTGGACAGGTTCAGTTCCTTCGGGGGCAATCGTTCTACTACCTTGACGGAATTTCCTAATATCCTCAAGTTGAGGAAAAACCGAAGGGGCTGGCAACGGCCCCTTCTTTAGCATTCAACGAGGGATCAACAATGCAAATTATCTGCCGGAAACGTCTTCACTTTCAGGATAACGAAATTCTGGATGATCCGAAGACAAACGAGAAAAAGGCTGTACTGAAACGCCAACTCGTTGTTGCCCCAAGTGTCCATCCGCAAGATGTACCGGATTGGATCAAAGTTGACGATTTGTTTCGTCTTTCGGTTGAAGACGGAACGATAACCGAAGTGAAAGTTCTTTCAACGCCGAAGAAAAACGCAAAACTGGCGAAGCCTTCAACTGAAGAACCCGAAGGAAAGAAAGAAGACGCAGCAACAGCGGGTTGGGGCGCGAAGCCGGGGGCGGGATTGCCAAACGGCAACGATCTTGACGGCGGAACGACTTAACCGAAACGTCAAAGGATCGGGCGGCGAATGGCTTGGCAGAATCTTAACCAATTCTTACAAGAATGTTGGGGCTGGAGCAATGAAACAAGCGCAGGTTTAGCGCTCATTGCTTCAGCCTCAAACGTTCTTGTTGGGGGCAACCCGCCTTATTCAATTTCGGACTTCCTTTCCTTCCATCCGCAGTTCGCCGGATGCGCTACAAGGGTCCAAGGCACGCTCGACGGAGTTACCGGCAACGTTCTGAACCTTTCGAGTGTTGCGGGCCTTGCTACGGGGCAGCTAGTCACCGGGCCGGGTATCCAATCGGGTTCCCTGATTGAGTCTTTGACGCCGGGGCCGCTCAAGTTTACCGCAACGACCGTAATCAACAACGCAAGCATCAACGTTTCGAGCATCGCCGGGGTTGTTGTAGGTATGCCTATTTCTGGCCCCGGAATCCCCGCCGATACGACCGTTCTTCAGGCGCTTGGAAATACAATTGTAATGTCCGCCGAAGCGACGGCAAGCGGTTCAAACGTTGCGATCCAAATTGGCGCGAATCCTTCGATGGTTCTTTCCTTGCCAACAACTGAAGTTGGTACGGTTACGGTCAACGTTTTTACAACGCCGATGATTCCGGCGATTGTAATGAAGGCTTACATATATTCAGCTTCAGCGCAAATTCAATCGCAAAGATGGTGCGAATTGTGGTATGAAGCGATGGGGTTGTTAATCGCTCACAAATGCGAATTGTTCATTAAAGCTTACGCCGGGGGGCCGGGTTCTTCTATGGCTCGCGTTGCTGAAGCTGGATTGGCGTTGGGCGTCAAAACTTCAAAAAGCGCGGGTGACGTTTCGGCGGGCATGACTGCGTTACCGGGTTTAGAAGGTTGGGGCGCGTATCAATTGACATTGTACGGCCAACAATTTGCGACGTATGCAAAAGGAATTGGTTCGGGAAATATGTTGTTTCTATGAAAGGGGGTTCCATGAGTCTTAGCCCGAAAAATCAGAGCAAGTTGATTGACGCAATTTGCGGCGTTCTGAACAAGCTTGCTTCATTGCTTGGAGTTGCTGAAAAAGCCGTTGAAAAAGAAATCGCAGACAAACAATGAAACCAACAATCACATTGACTGAAGACGGCGATGGGGAACGTTTTATCAAAGAGGCAATGGGAACACTTAGCAACGCTAAAGTGTATGTTGGTATTCCTCAAGCCGAGACAACCCGCGAAAGTCAAAAAAATGAGGTTACAAACGCGGGCCTTCTATTCATCCATACCAACGGTTCCCCTTTGCGCCACATTCCAGCAAGGCCAGTTATCGAGCCAAGTATCGAAGCCAATCACGAACAAATAGAATCAGGCTTACACGCTACTGCGGCTCTTGTTCTTGACGGCAAAACATCCGAAGCAAATCAAATGCTGCAAAAGGTTGGAACGCTTGGGGCCAACAACGCGAAGAAATGGTTTACTGATTCACGAAACGGTTGGCGTCAAAACGCACCGGAAACAATTCGCCGCAAGCTTTCCAAATTGACCGGCAAGCGGCTTCGCAAAGCTTTGGACGTTTTAGCTTCTGTTGATGAAAATATGCCGCTTGTTGGAACAACAGCTTTGGACGAAATCAATACGCCACTTATCGAAAGCGGCCAAATGCGGCGAGCCATTACCCATGTTGAGGAACTGATATGATCAATCTTGCTGAAGTTGTTAATGATCAGGATTTCGCGCAAGATTTTGAAATTCAGCGCTCGCAAGGCGGCTCTTGGATCGCAGGAAAATGGGTTAATGAAACAATTGGCGTTCCCGGCTACGGAGTAATTCAACCCGCAACGCCGGAAGAATTAGATCAGGTTCCAGAAGGGGATCGCGTCAAAGGCTCGCTAAGTTTTCATTCCGAATGCCCGCTATTTGAAACGCATACTTACGGGCCTAACGATAAGTTCGCTGGAACAAGTGACGTTATTTGTCACCGGGGCCAGAAATATAGGCTAGTTAAAGTTTGGCCTTGGGAAGACTTCGGATATTACAAAGCGATTGGAGTAAGAATCAGCGGGCAATGACAACAACAACATTTCAAAACGGGCAAGTTCTAACAAGTTCAGCGTTGACAGATTCAAATCTGGACGCGCTGTTTCAATTGCTCTGTTGTCAAATGTTGGGGCTAACGGCTGGACTTCAATTATCATGCCAACTTTCGGATTCGTCCAACGTGATCACTGCGGGTTTAGTTTCAGCCAACATTGAACCCGGATTTCAGGTTAGCGGCCCGAACATTCCCGATGATGCGGTGATTGTAGGTATTACAACCCAAGGCACGAATCTTTTAATTGAACTTTCAGTGACGCCAACGCAGAACGGCCCGCAACTTATTTCGTTTTTTGATCCCGCATACAACACGCGAGTTAGAACAAGCTGGCAAGAAAAAGGCGCTCCCGGCTTTGCGATTGAAGACGATACTTTGTTTATTCGTTGTGTACTCGAACCAACTACCTACAATGTTCGGGATGAATCTTGGTCAGTTTTACCCGGAACGGAAGGAACAACGCTGTCGAAGAACAGAACGTATACCCGCCAATGGCGGATAGCGTTCGTTGCTTACGGGCCAAATGCTTGCGATTCTATGCGGCTCATTAGATCGATGTTGCTTGAGGATTTCCCGCATGATACGCTTGCCGGGTCAAATCTGTATTTGGTGCCGGATACAACAACACCGGATCGTAATCCAGAATTGTTTGAATCATCATGGTGGGAACGTTG